TTCTATATTGACGTAGGTAATATGCCATCACACTTGGCTATGAGCTTTGTTGAACGTGTAAAAAATGAAGTTAACCAACGCCGTATTCCTAGTGTTACAGGTGGTGGACAAAGCGTTATTGACGCAAGCTATAACCCATTAAGTATCAACGAAGACTACTTTTTCCCGCAAACTGCTGAAGGTCGTGGCAGTAAAGTTGAAATCCTACAAGGTGGTCAAAACTTAGGAGAAATTGATGATCTTAGATATTTTACTAATAAGTTGTTTAGGGCTTTACGTATACCTTCAAGTTATCTTCCTACCGGGTCTGACGACGGAGGAAGCAATTTTAATGATGGTAGAGTTGGAACAGCATACATTCAAGAACTTAGATTTAACAAGTACTGCGAACGATTACAGAGCTTAATGAATGAGCAATTTGACTCAGAATTTAAGTATTACATGCGCGAAAAGGGCATTAACTTTGATCCTAACCTATTTGACTTAAAATTTAATCCTCCACAAAACTTTGCTAGCTATCGTCAAGCAGAAATGGATACAGCTCGTGTAAGCACTTACAGCACGATTGCCGCTATTCCGCATATGAGCAAGCGTTTTGCTCTCAAGCGTTTTATGGGTCTAACACAAGAAGAAATCGCAGAAAACGAACGTATGTGGAAAGAAGAAAACGGCCTAAGCAAAGAAGCTATCGGAGCCGCAAGCGAATTACGTTCAGCAGGAATTACTAGTACAGGCGCCGCTAGCGATTTACAAGGCCTTGAAGATATGTCAGAAACTCCAGACGGAATGATGGATATGGATGATGCGGGCATGGCTCAAGGCGGTGAAGCTGATATGGCAGGTGGCGGCGCTCCTCCTGCTCCACCGGCTTAAGATAAATAATTCTATGCTACTCAACGAATTTATATACTTCAACGGCGAAAATCCTGACATGGAGGATGATAAAACTTATGATCCTTTCCATGACAAGAGTGTTCTAACATCTAAAGACTTACGTAAGACTCGCTTAACATTACGTATGATTCACGATTTAAGAAAAGCAGGCGAAGCACGTGAACAAGAGCGCATGGAAGAAACACAATTATTACAGGCTATGTATAAAAACCCTAGTCCAGAGGAAGCCGCGGCAGCTCCGCAATAAACCTGTAATATAATTTTTAGAATAACAAACTAAATATTTTTGACAAATACATCAAAGGACGCAACGTCCAAAAAACTGATTTTACCAAAAACCGCCTGTTTTTGGCCTATTTCACATAACTATATCAGAATGGCTGTAAATATATTCATACGACAGCCTTGCCGCATCTAATTAAGGAGAACTTGCATGTCTACAAAGATGGAACAACTTTTAGACCTTTTAGTAAACGAAGAAATGGATCAAGCTCACGCTTTATTTCATGAGATCGTTGTAGAAAAGTCTAGAACAATTTATGAGAATTTAATTGCTGAAGAAGCAAAAGAAGAAGACGAAGAAGAAGACGAGTCTATGGAAGAAGCTTCTGAAGAAGACGAATCTGAAGATAAAGTTGACGAAGAAACAACATTTGAAATCGGTGGAGAACCAGAAGACGAATTTGGCGGTGACGCATCTGATGATATGATCAGCGGTGTTAGCGATCACGAATTTGGCGGTGATGGTGAAGAAGACGGTGAAATTGGTGGGTTAGGTGGTGATGAGCCAGAAGATGATTCTGAGCGCATCGACGATCTAGAAGACGCACTAGAAGAATTAAAAATGGAATTCGAAAAGCTAATGGCCGGAGAAGCTGATGAACCAGAACACGCTGATATGTTTGGCGATGAAGATGGTGAAGAAGGCGACGACGCTGATGGCGAAGAGCCAGATTTTGGTAGCGAAGACGACGAAGAAGACGACGAAGAAGACGAAGGCATGGAAGAGCGTATGCTTACCCGTGAATACGTTGAGAAAGTTGGTAACGACTGGGAAAAGAATAGCATGAAGACACAAGGCCAATACTTAGGTGCTGGTACTGGTGAAAAACAAAGTGCTCCAGTAGAAGGCCGTAGCCCAGTTAGCTCTGGTAAAGGCAAGCCAACAACAGGCGCAACAGCACACAACATTTTATCAAACACTAAAGGTGTTGGCGAAATGAGCGGTACAAGTCCTAACGCAGACAAAGGCTCACGTGGTCTAGTTGGCGCTACAAAGGGCGAGTTTACTGACGGTGTTACTGTTAACAAGAACGGTTCTACAACTGGCGTTAAGAAATTAACTAAAGTTGGCGCAGGTTACCCAGGTAACAACAAGACAGCAGGTCCAGTTGGTTCTGGAACAGGCGACAAAGCTGGTCAAACTAGCGTTGGTCAAGTTAAGAGCCCATTAAACGGCGCACCTAATCGTAACGCTTAATAGAGAAATAGATGAGACAACAATCCTATCTAAGAGAACATTTAACCTTTGATCAGGCTCGTGTAGAATTACAAGAGTCTGAAGATAAGAATGGCAAAAACCTTTATTTGAAGGGCATTGCCATTCAAGGTGGTGTTCGCAACGCTAACCAACGTGTTTATCCTGTAGACGAAATTGCTAACGCAGTTAAAACTCTAAATGATCAAATAGTTAATGGTTATAGCGTGTTAGGTGAAGTTGACCATCCAGATGACTTAAAAGTAAATTTAGATCGTGTTTCCCATATGATTACAGAGATGTGGATGGACGGTCCTAATGGATATGGGAAGATGAAAATTCTTCCTACCCCGATGGGCAACTTAGTACGTACTATGCTTGAAAGCGGTGTAAAACTTGGTGTTAGTTCTAGAGGTAGCGGAAACGTTAGTGAAGGTTCTGGCCATGTATCCGATTTTGAGATTATTACTGTAGATATTGTTGCACAACCTAGTGCGCCGGGAGCTTATCCTACACCAGTGTATGAACATCTTATGAATAATAAAGGTGGTTATTATGCTTGGAGGGTTGCGCAAGAGGTAAAAGAAGATCCGAAAGCCCAGAAGTATCTTAAGGAATCAATGCTTAAGATAATTCAAGGTCTAAAATAAGGAGAAAGAGTGATGTTGGACGCATTCAAACAATTAGTAGAAAGTGGCGTGATGTCAGAACAAGTTGGTTCTGAGATTCAAGTTGCGTTCGAAAGTAAAATTCAAGAAAACCGCGACCAAGTCACCGCTGAACTACGTGAAGAGTTTGCTCAAAAGTATGCGCACGATAAGGCGCAAATGGTTGAGTCACTTGATAACATGATCGGCGAGCGATTGGCCGCAGAGATGGCTGAACTTGTTGAAGATAAGAAAGCGTTAGCGGAAGCTAAAGTTGCTTACCACAACAAGATGGCAAGTGATGCTAAAGTAATGGAAGCATTTGTCATTCGTCAGCTAGGTAAAGAACTAGGAGAATTCCAAAGTGACCGTCAAAAAGTTGCTGAGAATTTTGCTAAGTTAGAGCAATTTATTGTAAGTGCTCTAGCAAAAGAAATCAACGAATTTGCTGTTGACAAGCGTGATTTAGCTGAAGCGAAAGTTAAGCTAGTACGTGAAGCTAAGAGTAAGTTCGAAGAAGTAAAAACGCAATTCATCAAGCGCAGTGCAAAAGTTGTAGAAGCAAGCATTACAAAACATTTGAAATCAGAAATGAGCCAGCTCAAAGAAGATATCGAATCTGCTCGCAAAAACGCTTTTGGACGCCGTTTATTCGAAGCGTTTGCTACAGAATTTAGTTCTAGCTATCTAAACGAAAAATCTGAAACATCTAAACTGTTAAAGGTTATCGAGAAGAAAGATCAAGAACTAGCAGAAGCAAAAGCTGTTGTTACAGAGAAGGCAAAACTAGTAGAATCTAAAGAGCGCGAAATTCGTGTTACTAAAGATCTAATGGAACGCCGTCAAGTAATGGCAGAACTAATGGCACCACTAAGTGCTGAGAAGAAATCAGTTATGAAAGATTTGCTCGAGTCTGTACAGACCGCAAAGCTACATACTGCGTTCGACAAATACCTACCCGCAGTAATGGAAGGCGATGTAAAGAAAGTTGTTAAAGCGGAAGCTAAGACAACATTGACAGAAGGTACCGAGGTAACTGGGGACCGTGAAGTTAAACAAAGCCAGGTAGGCTTAGATA